GGCGTAATGCCTCCTCTCTGCGATTTCTCGTCGCATTCCCTCAATTGAAAGGAACTATCGTGCCACCAATACGTCGTAGGCGATCTGCCTCAAACAGTAGTTTCCGAGATACGTTCCGTACTTGGAACTATTTCAACGGTACTACTACTGAGTTGGATCACTATGATGTGGTGACTAGCTATAATCCTCGCATCAACCGATGTGAAGATATTGTCGGTAATAGGCACGGCGATAATGATTTTCTCGCCGAACAATCCTATATAAAACCAACAGTGGCCGCTTTTAATAGTTACGTCAGAAATGACGGCTATCTTGAGGGGCCAGAACCGTTGTACTCATATACGGGTGTGGAAGGGGTTCATAATGATCCCCAATCATACGTGTATAGTGATGACACGATTTCATCAGACGAAGAGTTCGTCACACATGCTTGTGCGTCGACCAATCCGTCTGCTGCTGTTTTCGACACTGCGGTATTTGCCGCAGAGCTTAGAGATATACCTAGCTTGCTTCATTCACAAGGCGGACATATGTCCAAATATGGAGCGAATGAGTTTCTTAAATTCCAGTACGGGTGGAAACCACTCGTAAAGGATATGAAAGATCTCGTTCATTCCTTCGACAAACTTTCTAAAAGGTTGGTCGAGATTGAACGCAATGCCAAGGGCCTCACGGTAAAACGTCGATTTGAGCCTTACGATGGTTCATCCAGCGAAGCTGGTATAAACTACACGGATACTCATCCCTTTTACTTAAGAGGTGAACATACGTGGAATCGTTCGGTCAAAAGGTGGTGTGTGATTAACTGGGTTCCAGAAGAACCGGATTCCCTAGTTAATAACCTCCTTCCTATGACGCGTGACCTGGCTCCCCTACACAAAGCAAAACAAGTTTTGCTTGGTGGTACGGTCGATGGAAACACTCTTTGGCAAGCTATGCCATGGAGTTGGCTCCTAGACTGGGGATACAACACTTCTGATTACCTCGAAAGTAAGAGGAATATCATAGGTGCTGAGGTAGGTTCTACCTGCCTGATGAAGACCACTGCATATCGCAGGGTTAGCCAGTTTGTTCCCGGCCCAACGCCCCCCGGACTTGATTTCCAGATACAAAACGTAGTTTCATATCCAGGAACTGAAGTCACGGTCTCTAAGGAGAGAATCGTGGGCATCAAGCCATCAATTGTCGCCGGTGACGCTATTAATCTAATTAATAGTAGCGTCACTAAACAGTCGATCTTAGGCGCGCTTGGGTTACAGCGTCTTAGACGCTTACCGAAATGGTAGCCATTCTGGCATAACACAAGTGACCCTAAGAAAGATAACCTCTATGTTGGGTAATACCATCGTCGTCGACTTTGGCACTCCTCAAGTGTCTCACGTCGTTACTCTCCCCAAGATCAATCAAGATGGTTACTCGTCAGAGTACCGCTTGGTGACCGCGGAAGGAAAGTACACCGTCATCATCCGTAATTCTACGGAGAAGACCAAAGTGAACGGTCTTGCAATCGACAGGCATCAACTCCTGGCGCGATTCGAAACGTCTCCCGACGAGGTTTATCCTCTCGGTCGTACGTTCGAAGCGTACTCGATCGTTCGCATGCCGGCTGGTTCTTCGGCCAATGATGCCTACGGCCCTGTTATGGGCTCGTGTGGCAAAGTGATCGAGAACCTTCCGGCTCTGATCAACTGGGAGAGCTAACCCGTAGGTTAGCCATCCTTCGTTGATGGTGGCATTGATGGACGCTAAATCCCAGCCATAGGACATTCGAAAGTAATTTCTATGTCTAAGAGCTATGAGAGCGTTATCTTGGGACTCTACACTGCTATCTTTAAAGATATCAGTGTCAGCCTACCAACTGTTCGGCAGTTGGAACGCGATGAGAATCGCCTCCTCTCAGCTGTCCAAACACGTGGCCTTCGATTCATATTGATCGATATGCCTGCCTTCAGTAAACACTTTGATCGGTGTCTTGCTGATGGCCGCCTTACTGCTTCGGGTATCCCTCACTTTGGGACCCTTCGCAGCTCACCTGTGCCTGTATTCCTACAGGGACTGGTGATGCGCGTGTTTGAAAAGAATGGTATGCTTACGTCAAACCCCTGTATCAATTCCATTTTCATGATTCGTCAGCTGCTCAACGCAGCTAAAAAGATTGAAATGGATTGTCCGGAGAAGGTACGTGAAAGTACTCTTAACCGATACATCGAACAGGAGCGATCAATCCGCCCTCCCAGCCTTAACTGGCATGGTGGTGGCTTTGATCATCGTCCTAACCTTGTGCTACATTCTAGTAGTCATGGTTCAGGCGAGCTCTCGCTCTGCGGACATTCTCTACTCGAGAATGAACCTGCAGCCGAGTTCCTTGACGTTGTCCACGCAATCGCGGACAGAGTCTGTTCCTCGTTCGGCTCCTTTGAGCCCAACGATTACAGATTCAAGCACGGACCTGGTGCCGTTGCAGACGCCATAGGGGGTAAATTCAAATATGAATTTCCCACTTGGTCTCAGCAACTCGAGCGCGTCTTCCCATACGCCGACTTTGGCTTTGCCAACTTTGGTCATTGGGCAGACTCTACAGCTCTTAGTGAGGTAGCATCGGATGATGTTATTCCTTCTAAGGTACTTACTGTCCGCAAGTCTCAGAAAGCCCCTCGCATTATTGCTAAGGAGCCTACTGCGAATATGTGGTGTCAGCAAGCCGTTCGAGATTTCCTCGAGCGTGCTGTTGCCGATTCGCCTATTATCAGCGCAATCTCTTTTAGAGACCAAACTAATAACGGTAGAATGGCACTCGAAGCCTCCGCCTCAGAAACCCATTGGACTGTTGATCTGTCTGATGCTTCTGATCGGTTATCTCTCTGGCTTGTTGAAAGACTATTTAGAGCCAACTTGACTCTACTTAATGCTTTCCAATCCTCGCGGTCCGGTTACTCTTCCGTTCCGTTGAAAGATAAGGATGTGCTTATTTCTAATAAGAAATTCGCACCTCAAGGCTCGGCTACTACTTTCCCTGTTCAGACAATTACCTTTGCTATCCTGGCAGTCTCAAGTGTAATTTACACGCGAGGCTGGAAGGTCACAAGGGCAAATATTGTCCGAGCTTCGAAAGAGGTCCAAGTCTACGGGGATGATTCACTTATCCCTGCAGACTCTGGTAGGGCATACGTTAGCTTGCTAACGTATTGCGGACTTACTGTCAACTACGCCAAAACCTACGGAACTGGAAAGTTCCGCGAGTCCTGCGGCGTTGAGGCATATGATGGGGTCGACGTAACGCCGGCCTACATCAAGGTCCCTTATACAGAGTCCGATCCTACTTCTGTGAGTTCCGTCGTCGAATGTTCCAATAACTTCTTCATGAAGTTCATGTGGCATTCAGCGGCTTATCTCGAATCGACTTTACCACGGTGGGTGAGAAATCACTTGGCCGTGGTTGGCCCAGAAGTAGGCCCGTTTGGATTGAACTCCTTCTCAGGAACTAACATCCCATCCGTGAATAAAACACGGTGGAATGCAAGCTTGCAGAGGGAGGAGTATCTTGCTCTTTCAGTTAATACGAAAGTGACAAGATCACAACCCGGCGGACTCGGCCACCTTCTTCAGTACTTTACTGAAGCACCTAGACAAGATACCCAATGGGAATCTGGTGTCGGTAGCCGACCTTCTTCCAGTCTTAGGAAGAAGTGGGAACCTCTATCCAATCTTCTTTATAATTATAAAGAAGCTGCCTAGAGGCGGAGTGGAGTCTTAAATGACTCTTGGAAGTTGCAATGCTTACGCAGTGCTC